CTGGATCAATGGCTGACTCAGCATTTCAAGTCCAATACCGTCAGGAGTTCATCGCCCAGTTCGAGCAGGGCCAGTCATGGCTGCGTAACGTCTGCACGACCGAAGCGGTTATCAAAGGCAACCAGGCGATGTTCCTGGTGGCCGGTTCCGGCGGTGCAACAGCCGTCACGCGCGGCCTCAACGGCAATATCCCGCCGCGTGTCGACAGCCTCACCCAAGTTCCCGCCACCCTCGTCGAGTGGCACGACAAGCCCCAACGCACCGAGTTCAACATCTTCGCCAGCCAGGGCGACGGCCGTCGCATCATGCAGAGTTCAACGGTCAAAGTGTTGAACCGGAAGATCGACCAGGACATTTTGGGTGTGCTTTCCGGCGCATCGAGTAATCTGGGCCCGGCTCAGGCGATGACTCTCGCCTTGGCAACACGCGCGCTGGCGCATCTTGATCTGCAGGATGTCGACACCACCGAGGAAGACAACATGTTCTTCGTCGGTTCGCCTGCCATGCGGGCCTATCTCATGCAGATCCCTGAATTCCAGAAGGCCGAATATGTCGAGATCAAGCCTCTGATCGGACCGGCCCGGCGCTTCCGCCGCTGGGCTGGTTTCAACTGGATATTCCACCCGCACCTTCCAAACGTGGGCACCGCCAACGAACAGTGCTTCGCGTTCCATCGCTCTGCCGTCGGGCACGCGGTGAACACGGGCGAGATGGATGTCCGCGCCGGATACAACGAAGAAAACGCCTACTACTGGGCACGCTCCTCGATCTTCATGGGCTCAGCGCTGCTCCAGAACTCCGGCGTCGTCGTGGTCAATCACGACGGCTCGAAATACACCTAATCGGAGGTCAGATGACGGATGACAGATGACGGATATTTTCCGTCATCTGTTCTCTGACGTCTGTCATCCGAAAATCCGAAGGATTTTCGCAATGGCATACACCACCGGCACTCTTACCTATATCGCGGGCGGTCCCATCGAAGGGGCGTGGAAGCTGTGGGAATACACCACCACCGACACGCTGGCCCAGGTGACGGCCGCGGGCTACATCACGGATGCGACCTTCAAAGGCATGAGCCTTGGGGATTTCGTCATCGTGGTAAACCAGACGAACCCGCAGGGCTATATCCTGCAGGTCCAGAGTCTGACCACCGGCACCATGAGTGTGTCTGGCACCGCGACCCTCGCCGCCCCGGCCGGCGTCGGCGGCTCGCAGTTGGCGTTCCCGCGCAATATCGTCGACGGCGGCGATTTCACCACCAATCCGTGGCAGCGCGGCACGAGCTTCACAGCAATCGCAAGCACGCTCACCTACACGGCGGATCGCTTCTTCGCCGTCGGCGGCGCGGCGTCTTCGATCTCGGTGTCGCAGGTGACCGGCGTCACGGCGGTGCTCGGGTTCAGCCAAGCACTCCAGTTCGGCCGTGCTGCGGCGAACGCCAACACTGTGGTCATCACGCTTGGCCAGATCGTGGAAACCCTCGACGCCATCCGCGCGCAGGGCCAGATCGTCACGCTATCGTTCTGGGCACTGGCCGGGGCCAACTGGTCGCCGGCCTCCGGAAACCTCAACGTACAGCTCGTCAGCGGTACGGGGACGAACCAAAGCGCTGCAAGCGCGGTCGCGGGAACATGGACGGGCTTCAGTTCGCTCACACTGACCCCGGCACAAGGTACCGCGGCCGCTGCGGCGAACATCGCGCAGCCGATCACCACCACGTGGACGCGCTATGCGTTCACTGCGCAAGTTCCCGCAGGCTGCACCGAGCTTGGTGTTCTGTTCAACGCGACACCGGTCGGCACTGCCGGCGCTGCGGACTTCGTGCAGATCATGGGTGTGCAACTCGAGATCGGCGCGCAGGCCACCCCGTTCGAACACCGCGACATCGAACTGGAATTGGCAATCGCCCAGCGCTACTTCTTCAACATTCCGGAGCCTGCGTCAGGCGTGGTGGTGGGTGCCGGCATGGTGGCGGGCGCCACTTCGGAGATCATCTTTATTCCGCTGCCGGTGCAGATGCGTGCAGCGCCGACCGTCACGGTGTCGGCAGGCTCCTTCAAGTTCAACCTTGCGGGCGTCGCGACGGCAGTTGGCACCTTCGCGGCGGGCACCACGCACACGCCGAACTACATCAGCGTGACGGGTAATGCAGCAGGGACCGCAGGCCAGGGCACTCTGCTGCAGGGCGGCGGCGGCGCCGGCTTCATCCAGGCGAGCGCGGATTTCTAGACAGAAGACGGAGTTCAGATGACAGGAACTCCGTCCTCTGAACTCCGAAATCCGGCCTCTGACATCTGTCGTCCGTCATCTGACATCCGGGAGCCCCATGACCACCCAGCTCTTCATCTACAATGAGGCACTCGGCCATCTCGGCGAGCGCCAGCTTGCAAGCTTATCCGAACCGCGCGAGCCGCGCCGCGTGCTCGATTCCTATTGGTCGGATGTGGTCGCCTTCTGCCTGTCGCAGGGCCTGTGGAAATTCGCAAAACGCACCGCTTGCATCGACAACAGCTCCTCGCTCACCCCGCAGTTTGGATACAATTATTGCTTCCCGATTCCAATCGATTGGATCAGAACCATCGTGGTCTCGGCCTCACCCAACATGGACCCGCCGCTGCTGCAATTCAGCGACGAGGCGGGGTTGTGGTACGCCAACGTCACGCCGATCTATGTGTCCTACGTTTCCAGCGATCCCACCTACGGGATGAACATCGGCGGCTGGCCGGAACATTTCGTCGAATACGTGTCGCTGCGCCTTGCCCGGCAGGCTTGCCTGCGCCTCACCAGCGACAAGGAATTGAAGGCCAATCTGCAGAGGGAAGAAGATCGCGCCCGCCGGGTCGCCAAGGCCGAAGAAGCGATGGATGAGCCGCCAGGCTTGCCGCCGGTGCCGTTCTGGGTCCGCGCGCGGCGCGGGGCATTTGGGTCCGGCGGGCTGGGGTCTGGCGGCGGCACCGGCGGATCGGTGGTGACCGGGCCTCAGGGGAGCGATTGATGCGCGCAAACGCTCCCCTCTATTCTCTTAATGCCGGCGAGGTCTCCAAGATCGCGCTGGCGCGCGTCGATGTGGCAAAGCTGCGCATGGCCGCCGCGTGTCAGGTCAATTGGCTGCCCTACGTGGTTGGGCCGATGGCGATGCGGCCGGGGCTATACTATGTGGGCGAGGTTCTGGGCGACGCGCCGGTCAAACTCGTGCGTTTTGTATTCTCCAAGCTCGATACTGCTTTGATCGAGCTTACCGCGAGCAAGATGCGCGTATGGGTCAACGAGTCGCTGGTAAGCCGCACGGCAGTCGCAACGTCCATCAGCGATCCATTCTTTCTTGGCCTCGGCAACTGGCTGACGACGAACACGACCTCCGGGGCAGCGGCAACCATAGGCGGCGGCGTGTGCACCCTGTCGTGTCCGCCGGTCGGTGGGCTTGCGCAAATTCAACAAACGGTGACGGTGTTGCCCTCTGCCTTCGGCATCGAGCACGCGATTCGTGTCGTCGTCACCCAGGGCCCGGTGGTGTTTCGGGCCGGTTCGACACCTGGCGGTGCCGATCTGATCCCCCAGACCACCCTCGATACCGGGACACACTCTCTTGCCTTTACTCCGGGGAGTGCCAATTTGTGCATTCAAATCGAGTCCACCGACGCGTGGTCAAAGACGTTGACCTCCTGTGCGATCGAGGCCGCCGGGCCACTGGTGCTGCCGACGCCCTGGGGAGCTGCCGATTTGCCGAATATTCGCTACGACCAGTCCGGCGACATCATATTCATCGGCTGCTACGGCCAACAGCAATACAAGATCGAGCGGCGGGCCGCTCATAGCTGGTCGACGGTGCTGTTCTATTCCAATAACGGACCGTTCCAGGCCTCACCCGGGATTCAGGCAAACTTTACCCCCGGCGCCTATTCCGGCAACACCACGTTGACATCGGATCGGCCGTGGTTTCAGCCCGGGCACGTAGGGTGCCTGTTCCGGGTGTTTTCCAACGGCCAATTCAATCAGACCATCCTTGGAGCACAAAACGCTTTCACCCCGGCGGTTCGGGTGACCGGCGTCGGTTCGACCCGGAATTACAGCTGGAACACCTCTGGAACCTGGACCGGCAAGCTGACATTCCAGCGCAGCTACGATTCCGCAGCTTCGGGTTTTATCGATGTGACGACCGCAACGGCGAACGGCGCACCGACATTTTCGTCATCGACTGGCGGAACCACCGGCTCCCCCGACCTCGACAACGTCGTCGCCTGGGAGCGGGTGGGCTTCAAGGGCGGCGATTACACCAGCGGCAACGTCACCGTGTCCTCGACCTACGCCGGTGGCGGCGGCTACGGCATATTCCGCGTCACGGGCTATAATTCACCGACCTCGGTCAATATCCAGGTGCTCGTCGCTTTCTCTACGCTCCAGGCAACTGCGGATTGGGTCGAGGGCGATTGGTCGGCGTTCAAGGGATTCCCGACCTCCGTCGTCTTCCACGAAGGCCGGCTGTGCTGGTTTGGCGGCAACCAGGCGTGGCTGTCTGCCTCCGACGATTTCGCCAACTACGCTGACATCAACCCGGACGGCACGCCGACCGGGGACAGCGGCGCCATCAACGTCACTTTAGGTTCCGGTCCGGTCGACACCATCTCCTGGGGACTGTCGCTGACCCGGCTCATGCTCGGCCGCGAGCAATCGATCATGTCGGCGCGGTCTTCGAACTTCGACCAACCAGTCACTCCCACCCAGATCGTGATCAGGGATTGCTCTGATCAGGGCGCTCAGCGGCTGGCCGCCATCAAGGCCGGTAAGCGCGGCATCTTCGTGCAGCAGTCTGGCCGGCGGGTCTACGAACTCTTCTTCAACGCCCAGGAGATGGACTACGACGACCGCGATTTGACCCGACTCAACCTCGACATCGGAGTGCAAGGCTTTGTCGACATCGACAAAACGACCCAGCCCGACAAAATGATCCTGCTGCCGCGCGGCGACGGCCAGGTGGCGTGTTTGCTCTACGACGTCAAGGATGAGGTCGAGGCGTGGTGGCGCCTGCAGACATTGGGGGCGATCGAAAATGTCGTCGTACTGCCGCAGAACGGTATCGAGGATTTGGTGTATTTTGTGGTGCGGCGCGTCATCAACGGGGTGACTCGGCGTTTCATCGAGCGGCTCGCCCCGCGCGGCAACTGCGTCGGTGGCGCGATCAATCAGCAACTTGACTGCCATGTGGTCTACCAGGGCGCGCCGGTGTCGACCATCACGCTGCCACATCTGCCGAACACGCCGGTTTCGGTCTGGGCCGATGGCCAGGCGATCGGCTCCGGTACAACGAACCTTTCCGGAGCGCTGACGCTACCGGACGGCCAGGCCCATTCCAATATCGTGGCGGGCCTCGCCGGAGCGGTCATCTCGAACACCGCTGCATCTGCAACCGGAACTCTTACGATCGGCGCGCAATACAACGGCTGTCCGGCAGAGGTTTTCGCCGATATCGGCTCGACCGGCGATCCAGTCCATGTCGGTGCGATCGTCGTTGCGAATGGCACGATAACACTTCCCAACGGACAGACCGCACTCTCCATCATCGCATGCGTTGGTTATATGGCGCCGTTCATGTCGGCGAAACTTGCTTATGCGGCGCAGTTGGGGTCTGCGCTGACGCAACGCAAGCGGATCGATCACGTCGGGCTGGTGCTGTACGACACCAACTATCAGGGTCTGCAGTTCGGGCAAAGATTCGATGCGCTCGACAATTTGCCGCTCTACGAAGCCGGTACGGCGACGCCGGCCGGAACGACCTGGTGCGAGTACGACGAACCCATGATCGAAGCACCCGGCAGCTGGCAAACCGACGCACGGCTGTGTCTGCTGGCGCAGGCTCCCAACCCCTGCACCGTCGGCGGCGTGGTGATCGGACTGACCACGAACGAACGCGGATGACGGATCTCGGATGACAGATGTCATACCAACCTGCGTTGACATTGACTCATCTCCTAGCTGCAAGCGCCCGCGAGAGCGGCCGATATCTCTCTGTGCGAACTAGATTTTTACCGTGGAAAGCCCACGCCATGCGCGGGCCGAGACG